GAATTACACAGACAAATGCTTAATGTATTAGGTATTGAAGATGTAGAAGATATTATTCCAGATGTAGATGATATAAGACCAGTTGATCCAGTCACTGCAGTACAAAACATTATTACTGGTAAACCAGTTAAAGCATTTATAGATCAAGATCATGATGCACATATTGCTGTTGTTACATCAGCACAACAAGACCCTGCAATACAACAGCTTGTAGGTCAGAGTCCAAATGCTGCAGGAATACTTGCTGCAGGTTCAGCTTACATTAATGAGCATTTATCAATGCAATATAGAAAAGAAGTTGAAAGAGAGATGGGTGTTGAACTTCCACCAGAAGGTGAACCAATACCAGCAGATGTTGAAAAGCGTATATCAAGTCTTGTAGCAGAAGCAGCTAAACGAGTATTAGGCACATCACAAGCTGAAGCTGAACAACAACGAGTACAAGAACAACTTAAAGACCCACTTATTCAAGCTAAAGAAAAAGAAGTAGCAATTAAAGAAGCACAAGCAAAAGCTAAAATGGATATAGATGAAGGCAGATTATTACTTGATGCAACTAAAGCTGCATCTAATAAAGAATTACAAGAAGCTAGGTTACAACAAGAAGGTCAAATAGCTGGTGCTAAAATAGGACAGCAAGTTGCTAGTGATTTGCTATCAAAAGAAGTTGAAAAAGAAAAACAATCAATCGAAGATTTTAAAACAGGTGTTGACATTGCCAAGGATATGATTAAAGATAGCGATTAGTATGTCAAATGAAATCACTGAGCTATCACTTTCAGAACATCTGAAGTTAAAGTATCGTAGTTTGATGAATGAACACGCTGATCATATTGCTACAGGAGCTTGTAAAAACTTTCCTGACTATCAAAAAATGGTTGGCATTATCGAGGGAATTGCCCTTGCAGAACGAGAACTACTAGATTATGTTGAAAGGGTTCTCAAACAATAGGAACTCGACTCCTAAAGTCGTGCATAAAATATGAGTAAAAAAGAAAAAGTAAACATTCCAGAACCTGAAAGTGTTGAAACTCCTATCGTTGAAGAAGATGTAAAAAGTCAACTTCCTGAGCCTAAAGGTTGGAAGATTCTTATAGCGATGCCTAAAGTTGAAGAAAAGACTGATGGCGGTATTATTAAAGCAAATACTACTGTAAAAGATGAAGAAATAAGTAATATCTGTGGTTTTGTTCTTAAACTAGGAACTGAATGTTATAACGACTCAAAAAGATTCCCAAGTGGACCTTGGTGCAAACAAGGTGATTGGGTAGTATTTCGTGCTTACTCAGGAACTCGCATGAAAATGTATGGACAAGAATTTCGTTTAATTAATGATGACACTGTAGAAGCAGTGGTCGATGATCCAACAGGAGTAGTAAGAGCATGAGTAAAACAGAAATAATTAATGAAGAACCTAATTTTGATGAACCAGCAGTTCAAACAAAAGAAGATCAATTCTTTGGCAAACAAACTGAAATAGATCATAAAATACCAGATGATCTAGAAGTAACCATTGTTGACGATACTCCTGCACAAGATCAAGGCAAAAAACCTAGAGCAGAAGATGCACCAGTAGAAGTTGATGACGATGCTGTAGACAAAGAAATAGCTGACTACAGTAAAAGAGCTGCAGATCGTATATCTAAAATCAAATACGAGTATCACGAAGAACGCAGAGCCAAAGAAGCAGCAACAAGAGAATCTAAAGAAGCTGTACAAAGATTACAAACTTTGATGTCTGAAAATAAAAGACTTCAAGCTATGGTTGAGCAAGGCGGAGAAGTTCTAAATAAACAAGCACATAACAATGCTTTGTGGGCAAAACAAAATGCTCAAGTAGAATTTAAGAAAGCCTATGAAGAAGGCGATGCTGATGCTATGACTAAAGCACAAGAGATGATAGCTAAAGCTACTCTTGCAGAACAACAGTCAATGAATATGGCACAAAATGTTCAAGCAGAAATTGTTAAAAAAATTCCTGCAGAACAACCAGTAGAACAAACACAAGAGCTAGACCCTGAAATGAAAGCATGGTCAAGCAAGAATCCTTGGTTTATGAGCACAGTACCTGAACATCAAGAAATGAGTTCATATGCTTTAACCATTGATCAAAGACTTCGTAATCAGGGAATACTTCCTGAACAAGATTCACAAAAATATTATGCAGAAGTAGATAAAGCTATGCATAAAGAATATCCAAGTTTCTTTGGTGTTCAAGTGGAAGAGACTGCAGAAGTAGTCCACGAAACTGGAACAACAAAACGACAACCTTCAACAGTTGTTGCATCCGCCACGAGGGATAGCGGAAATAAAAAACCCTCGCAAGTCCGTTTGACTCAGACACAAGTTCGTTTAGCACGACAACTTGGTATTAGTCCTGAGCAATACGCAAATCAATTATTAAAGGAGATTTAATATGTCAGAAGAAACTAAAAATCAATCAGAAGAAGTTAAGGCTGACTCTCCTGAAACTGAAGCAGAAATGCAAGAAAATAATAACGAACAAGTGCGTACTCCGAGGAGTGTAGAAAGTCGAGAAATCGACTCAAGACCAATGAGTTGGGATAATATAGGTAATCTTCCAGAACCTGATCCGCAAGACGGATGGGTATTTAGATGGGTAAGAACTGCTCTTTTAGGGCAAACTGACAATCCAAATGTTTCTAGAAGAATGAGGGAAGGGTGGCAACCAGTCCGACTTGAAGATCATCCAGAGCTTCAAATACATATGATGGATCATAACTCAGAATGGGCAAAGAAAGGTCATGTTGAAATAGGTGGACAATTATTATGTAAGATGTCTAAAGAGAGAGCAGCAGCAAGGGATAAACATTTTGCTGACTTAGCTTCATCTCAAGTAGAGTCTGTTGATAATACTTATTTTAAAGACCAAGATAATCGAATGGCGACCAAACAAGTGTTTGAACGCAAATCGAGAACAACTTTTGGGAAAGATTCCTAGAATCTTTTGTAATTTATTAATTTAGTAAGGAGACAATTATGTCAAGTTCGGCTACTCCACATGGAGCTAGACCCGTAGGTACAGTTGTTGGAAGCCCTTACCAAGGAAAAGTTACCCATTATAAAATTAAAAATGCATATGGAACTTCTATATTCTATGGCGATTTTGTAAAATGGGGTGATGACAACCCTAATACCACTGTCCAAAAAGACACTGGTACTACAGCTTGTACACCAATAGGTGTATTTCTTGGATGTGCTTACACTGACCCAACTACTGGTCAATTCACACCCAACCAATATTTCCCAGCATCAACTGCTGCGGATGATATTGTTGCGTATGTTGCTACTGATCCTTTTATTGTTATGCAAATGCAATGCGATGGTGCTGCTGACCAAGATGATCTTGGAAAGAATTGTGCTGTTGTTCAAACTGCAGGAAGCACAGCAATTGGAAATAGCAAAAATTCGGTTGATATATCTACTGTAGCAACCACTAACACATTACCTGTGAAAATCATCGACTTTGTTGATGGTCCAGATAGTGCAGTTGGTGATGACTATACAGATGTATTAGTAATGTTTAATGTAGGGCATCAACTGCTCACCACAACTGGCATAGGCTAAGGAGTTAAAAAATGGCAGCTATATCAAGAGCTAATGAGCTCAAGCAACTGTTACCTGGACTTAACGCCCTATTTGGTGAAGAGTATGGTAACTACGAAAACGAGCACGAAGAAATTTATGTTTCAGAAAATTCCGAGAGATCATTCGAGGAAGAACTGAAGCTATCTGGCTTCGGTGCAGCACCAGTAAAAGATGAGGGAGCAACCATTAGTTGGGATACTGCTCAAGAATCTTTTGTGGCTCGTTACACACACGAAACTATTGCAATGGGATATTCAGTTACTGAAGAAGCAATGGAGGATAACCTCTATGTATCTTTAAGTGCTAGATATACTAAAGCATTAGCTCGTGCAATGGCTTATACAAAACAAGTGAAAGGAGCTTATCCATTAAATAATGGGTTCTCAACTACTTTCTCTTCAGGTGATGGTGTTGCATTATTCAGCACAGCTCACCCACTTGTAAGCGGTGGAACTAACAGCAATAGACCTTCGTCAGGAGCTGACTTAAATGAAACATCTTTAGAAGATGCGATCATTCAAATCGGCAAATGGACTGATGAAAGAGGTCTTAAAATTGCAGCTAGACCTAAAAAGCTAATAGTACCTTCTGATCTTCAGTTCGTAGCTACTAGACTTTTACAAAGTGACTATAGAGTCGGTACTGCTGACAATGACATCAATGCTATTAAAACTAATGGAGTGATTCCAGAAGGTTATTCAGTTAATCATTATTTAACTGATACTAATGCTTTCTTTATCACTACTGATGTTCCAGATGGCATGAAGCATTTTGTCAGAGCACCAATGACCACCTCAATGGATGGTGACTTTGAAACTGGTAATGTTAGATACAAAGCTAGAGAAAGATATTCCTTTGGAGTATCTGATCCGCTTGGTATCTTTGGATCACCAGGTAGTTCGTAAGGACTTTAAAGGGGGAGCTTATGTTCCCCCTTTTTTTTATTCTAGGGAATTTTTTAATTAGTCTATCAACTGCCCTAGCAGACTTGCCAAGATGATAGATGCTTTCCTTTAGGAGGAAAAATGGCTAACACAACATTTAATGGACCAGTTAGGTCCGAAGGTGGTTTTGAACAAATCACTAAAAGCTCAAGCA